GTGGTAGTACCATCAAATAAATCAATGATAGATGCTAAATTAGTCCACTTTAATTTTACCTGGTCATAAGAAATTCCAGGACTTAGAGCAATATTGGGAGAAGCAGTGGTCTTCTCATAAAAAATTACTTCATCACCAATAAGAATTGAACCATTAGAGTCCAAAAATTGGTCAATACTTTCTACAACAATAGTATCTGAAGTTTCAGAGATTGCTTCTACAAGTTTTGTTTTTCCGTCAAGAATACCAATATCTAATTTATCAATATCGAGATATTGAAGAAAATTATTAAGGATATTTTGACCTAGACCCGTCTTTTCTTGAGACCTGTAATAGTACTCAATAAACTTATTGAATAAAGGATACTCAGACTTGATAAAGTCAGGAGTCTGAGCATTGATGGACTGGGATACCTTGTTAATATTCATCTAACTTTAGAAGCAACTTGAATCGCTGAGTGAACCAGAGTTGGTGATGTCGGGAATTTCAAGAACAGTGGGTGTTTGATTGAAATCCGTTGGTGTCAAACTATTTAGAGGAATTGTGGGGGGTGTTGCTGTACCAATCGGGGCAACAGTAATAGTAGGTGTATTGATGTTGATAATTGTTCCAGGAGTAGTTGCTGGAATTGTAGAATTATTCTCTGGAATGAATACTACAGGAACTTGAAGATTATTAGGAAGTTGAGTTGGGTCATTCACAGAACCAATACCAGTAGTTGAGTCTGTAACAGAAACTGCTGCAGCAGGTGCAGGACTGCCACCTGTTGCAATTATATTAGTGGGACCAAAACAAATTTCCCCAGTATCATAATTAACAGTTCCTGCTGTATTATTAGTGTAAATTTTTCTAATTCCAGTATTATAGAACGTTCTTAAATTACCATAACCATCATCTTCAAACTGCTGGTCAACCCCAGGTCTATCAGCGGTTCTAAAAGTACCAGATAATAAAACTGGTTCTTTCTTACAATCTCCAGCATTATCTCCATCTTTACTAGGAGCACTATTGTATAGTGGAGAACCAGTAGAAATACAATACGTATTAGTTTGATTTGTAGTTGGTTTGATATACTTAAGAATGGTAACCTGTAGTGAAATATCATTGATGCAATTATTTGCTAATGATATTGCCTTCTCAAGTTGCTGCGCTCTAAACGTTGAGTTAAAGTTATTGATTTGAGTTTGCTGTCCCCACTCAATGACCGAATCATTAATATCGGTTTCTATTTGAGAAACACTAGAACCACATCCAGTATCATAAAGAGCGAAAATTTTCACATTGATATAAATTTCCTCGGGGTCTAAAATAACTGGGTCAATTGATGCCATTGCATATTTTCTTAAGGAGTTTGAAACTTCTTTTTTAGTGGCATCGTTGAGTAACGACCCTGTTCGTGTTTTAATTACAACGAAGACCTTTCCGTAAACAGGAGGAGATATAGTGTCGCCACCATATGCAACTACAGCAGCAGCATTAGAATAAATGTTTTTAGTGATGGTGGCATAATCTTGTGCGGTCACTGCTCTATATTGAGCAGAGTAGTACCTTGGAGCGTTGTACTTAATTGATTCTACAGTCTCAGCGGGTCTACCTTGCTGAGATTTGTCCTTAACAGAAAGTTGAACGGTTGATTCACCATAAACACTTCCAAGACTATCAATCATCCTACCAATGAAGGAAAATACCTTTACTTCATTTGCTTCTGGTCCAGAAGTAACCAAGTATTCAAAATTAATAACTTCCCCATCGGTCAGTGCTCTACCAACACTATTATCACCAAACTTTACCTCATATCTCATGTCTTCACCTTCCGACAAGAAATATGCTCTAGTAGTAGGAGTTAAATTAGTAATAGTATCAACTCTATTATAGACATCCGATTGAGTAGATGATTCGTTTGGTCTTACTCTAACCGAAAGAGTTTCAATATCAACATCTTCAGACGGAATTTTATAAGTTTGAGATGCGAATGTATTAACTACGTATGAAAAATTTAAAATACTTCCTTCACTAACTAACAAGTTATCAAATATTGCGATACCAGTTGATTGATTTACTGGAACCGTAACGTTTTCCAAGATATTCCAAATGTATGCACCACCAGTAGCAATAGGTCCCTTACTTAAAGTTACAGAACTGGGATACGCACCATTGACTAAATTAGTTTGAACAGTCAAGTACAAACATGCCTTTGAACTAATAATAGACCTAGGAACATAATTTAAAAGTTTTGCAATATTGACAATATTGTCTCTAACTGTTGCAGAAGGCAAAAATGCCTCGTTCAGTGCCATGTTAGCATTGAACGAGGTGTAGTAAGTGTTATATGCCAGTAAATCTATTAGATATGATAAAGAAGAGCCATCAAAATCATAATCCGTAAACTCAGTACGAGTTCGTAGATACGATTTGATTGAAGATTTAATATCTTCAAAATCTAATGCCGTTAAATTATTTGGTTGCATTACTCAGGTCTCTGTAAAACAAATTCTATTGTTTCAACAATCGGTAAACCAACAACTTTGTATTCAATAAAAACATTTAACTTGTTGCCTTCATAAATTGGCGTAACGATTACATTTTCGAGTTGTACTCTACTTTCATACTGATTAATGGTATTTATGATTTCTTCCTCAAGGGCATTAGCAGTAAATGCATCTAGAGGTTCAAACAACAAATCATTTACCCTAGAACCTACCAATGGTTGAAAGGGCTTCTCTCCTGGTGTCGTCAAAATCAAATTTCGTACTGCCTGTTTTATGGCATTTTCATTATTGATTGCAGACACGTCATCAGTAAATGGATTTTTGGCAAAATTAATTGCTAGGTCCTTAAATGAACGGGACCTAGCAAAGTCTTTACCCCCAATTTTCTTTAATGCCATTTATTTGGTAGGTTCATCAGTTATATTTATCGTCCTTGCCCACGATAACGCTTCTTTGCTTTATTGCGAGAAGTAGCAGCATATTTTGTATTTTTACCACGTCCCTGACGAGTCATCTTAGGACTACTTTCGATAGTTACTTTTCCACCTAAACCAATTTTTGCTCGTGCCATGAATTAAATTCCTCCTGTTGTCATTCCAATAAAAACGTTGATGCTTGCTCCAGTAACTACTGAGCTACATGGAAAAGCGGGTGTACCATCCCCTAGAGGGTCTCCAAAGACGCTTGCACGTCTTCCATTGATAAAGACACTTTTCTGTGTTGCAAAACACTTTCTAGAGTGTCCTATGGCAGGTTCTCGTCCTGCTGCAGTACCTATTGTACACCAATGAGCAGGATTTGTCACGGTTCCTGGTGGACAACCATTTGGAACACCAGTATAAGTTACTACCTGAACAGATGGTGTTGGATGTGGAGTTAAAATATCCTGGTCTACAATAGGGGCAGTACCATTAATAAAAACATTTCGGAGTGCTCCAAGTGGAGTCGCTGGCGCTTGTGGAAGAGGTGGCCAAATTGTAGTGGCATTCATCAATGCAACTGATTTTGGCACAATCTTAATATCCATGGGAGGCATAGTACAACCTGGAAGTACACCACCGCCCAAACCTGGATGGTGTGTAGCTCCAGACCCTACTCCATGACCACTACAAGGTCCTTTATAAATTCCTGCTGCTCCTGCTGCCATAATTAGTCTGCGAATGGATTTCCGTATGCTGCAGCTGCTGCCGAAACTGTTCTAGCTGCTCTTGCAAAATCATGCCAAATCGTAATTGACCCCGACACTTCCCAGGCTTGACATCCTGGTCCCAAAAGACCAGACATGCTATACGTAGTTGTTGTAGAAGTATCTGTTGTATCTCCAGTTATAGGATCTGTCTCTGAAGTAGATGTTGTGCCACCTATCGTTGCTACTGGAGGAGAACAAGAGAAATGTTCGCAACCAATATCAACGGGAGTACAAGATAGACTTACATTGATAGTAGATTTCTTTTTAGTATCAGGGCGATATTGTCGTATGATGTATTTAGTGAATTTTGACGCTACTGGGAGGTTCGTAAAACTTCCCTGAACAGTTTCAACTTTAGATTCATCACCTACACGGTAATCTGGATATTTTTCTTGTGTAATACTGTCAATATTATTGATTGCAGTATCTTTAGATCTTTGCAAATCATCAACAAAAATCTGTTTGTAATCCGAAGAAATATCTACATCATCCAAATAGGTTAAATCGTGGTCAGGAACAATTAGATTTCTCAATGGGTCTGTTTGACTTGAAGTTAATTTTTGTTGAGGGAGCTGATTGACTCTTTCTCTATCAGGGTCAAGTTTAATATCAATAACAGGTTCTAAATTTTTTGCAGTACGTTCTTTTGGAACTTGATTGTAAGAATCTTCAATTGCCTTTAAATCTTCAGCAGATGCTTTAACCTGTCCCTCTGGAAGAGATTTTACAATACCTTGGAACTCCCCAACCAAATCATCTCTGAATGCATCGTTACCAAATGTTTCGGACGTATCTTCACTAAAATTAGTGATAATTAATTCTGCTCTACCAGTAGTATTATATCCTCTGCCTGGATTAACAATAGTAACAGAAGTTAAGACACCGCCAGTAATTACGGGTGCAAGTTCCGCAAGAACGTTATCTCCACCAGTTTTAGGACTAACTGCTTCAACATTTGGCAATCCTTCTTTGGTAGAAACAATTTCAAACCTCAGGTTATCTGTTTTAAGGTCCAATTCAAACTTTGCTTCACCATCATCTGTAGACTTTTTAGAAAGACCAGTAGCATTATCATTGGGAGCAGTGATTCCCAACTCAGGTTCTTGCTTCATTAGGTTTAAATTAGCGCCACCACTAGTAACTTCTCCTATTCGTACCCTTGCAGTTCCGCCAGAAATGGTAACAATATCACCTACAGCGTAGTTGCTACCTGCAGTATTGATAGTTAT